CCTCCGGGTTCAGTTATGTATCAATTCTTGGCTGATACAAGGAGATAAAGCGGGTATGATACAGAGGGATAAATTCCTCCAAAAAATGCCCCTGGTTGGCACTGTTCCGAAATGCGCGGGAGAGATTTTTCACGATGATACAGTTGATCCGCCCGTCCTTCATATCCTGAACCATGCGCTGAAAGTCCCGGCGTTCCAGGTCTGTTGTTCCACTGGTGCCATCGTCAATGTAAGTATCGACCACCTCGAATAAACCCGTCTCAAAAAAGTGCGGGAGCTCGTCGTCCAGAATTTTGTTCTGATTGACTACAGACTCTGACACCTCATTTCCATCCTCCCGTGAGAGGCGGATGTATTTTCCAATTCGCCAGATGTTTTGCTGTCCACTTGTTTGCTGCTGAGTAGATTTCCGAATCCTTGCCATGATTGGGGAGCCTCCTTTCTCCCCCTTTATAACTCATGTTAATTATAACAGAGAAGGGGTGGAAATCAAATTTTTAAGGCCATAAAGTAGGATTTGATTTTTTCTTCCAGCGGTCTGCCGTTGGCCTGGAACGAGATTTGGACCGGTACGCTCCCGACTCGGAAAAAATACGGATTACCGATTTGGGACAAATAGCTGGACAAACGCTCTGAGGAACTTTCCCCAAGGATATCTACCTTTTGAATATCAATCAATGTACCATACGTATCTCTTTCAGCGGCACATGACAGGTACCCCGAGCCCTTTGTATCTAACATATGATCACCTCCATTTTGTGCCAGGGTATGAAAAAAGCAGCCCCAAAGGACTGCTCAGTGTATATTCTATTATCCTCTTGCTCTTACTTGAAGGTAGGAATCAAGTATTCTTGGGAAGTTTTTTTCATACGGAACAGTTCGCTGCTGAATGAAAAGTGATTTTTCACAATACTTCGCATAGCAATAATCTGCGCCGGAAGGACAATTCCATTTTCCTTTGCATTTAACGATTCTGTTTATTTCACTATCGGAATAAGAATCGAAAATATAAAAAAGGTTTGGACAATGAAAATGCAGATACTTTGATACAAAGGAACGTTTATCCATTTCAGTTGCTTTCTTCAGCAACTCTTGCAAATACAGATGTGTAGAAAGAATTTCAGCCAAATTTCCCGTTGTTGGTGTTTTATATTGTCTTAATGCATCCAGTCTTTCATCCAAATCCGAATCAACGATAAGAGGGCCTACATAGCCGTAGTAGAAATCACGATCTCTGGTTTTTCCAGCGTTTTTTCGCCGTTCGACTGACGCAGAGTATGCTCGACCAATCATTGCGATTTTAGCAACAACCTCATGCGTATTATCATGTCGAGGATATTGCTGGCACAGATCATACAATACTTTATCGAAAAGAAACCATTGGGTATGGGCGTCTCTTTTCTGTTTCGACCATTCCAGAATGTTCTCAACAATGCTTTCATCATGAAAAATAAAAGAGTTGCTCATTTTTCAATCCTTTCTTGATCTGTTTCGATTAATCGTATCCATTCAAACAGAGTATCAAATTTTATCAGTATTGCAGCCGTCATTTTTTTATCTTTCTGTTTATCTCTGTCACGCTGGTAGTCTTTCAGCAGTACATTTCCATTTTCAAAAAAGAACACATTATTGTGAGCAAATGCGTTTCTTATATGCCGAAACAAACAACGATAGCCCGCCTCGTGATCAGAAATTTGAGCAGATAAGTTACCATCATCATCCTCAACAATTTCCATTTTGCAATCCATATTTAGCACTGCTCTTGCGTGTAGAGAGCAAATATGGCTATTATCTAAATCCATTGATTGAAGTGCCTTTTTGGTTTGCTTTTCTGTATAAGTAAAAGAAATGTTATTTTTCAGTCCTGATATTTCAAGCATAGTATGAAATAGCTTCTCAGGAGATAACCTCCATATTTCGTTTCCAGATTTATCTTTACTTTTTATCCTCCAGTGATATTTATCTCGCAGGATAGCCTGTGCGTGTTTTTCCTCATTAAGTGGATGTAAAAGATAGAAATCTATGAGTTTCAATATACATGAATAAGAATGCTCATTTCTTTCATCTGAAACAATTGCCTCAAATTGTTCTATAATGCCAGTATTTATAGTAATTGTTTTACATTCAGTGCATCGATGCTTCTTTTCCGTTTCAGACATATAAATCACCTCATGATGATTATAGCACATTTTGTCGAAAAAGTAAAGCATCAAAACGCATCAAAATCCGCCTGCCCAGCGATCTCATGCCAGCCATCAAAATCATCATTTTCCCGCTCGCTGAACATATCGTTGATAATCCCAATCGTCAGCAAATCAAGCTCGGTCATTGAAAGACCGAGCTGTTTGCATCTCAGGAGAAATAGCGGAGTCGTCATCGGTCGGTCAGTCTGGCGATGTTTTTTTTAGATTCCACCTGCGTGGCGGTATTCAGTCCCCATAATTCAATCAACTGCGGAAGAATCTCGTAAATACTGAATGTATTGAACTGTTCAAGGAAGTCATCGGGATTATCGGGAACATTCTCCGGATCAGCGTGCTTCGCCATCACGAAAGCGATGTTCTCAAAAACCTCAAGACTTTCAATGTCAAGGGTGGAATTCTCCTCATCACCCTCCTTGACATTTTTCTGCAAAGCAGCAAAATCTTTGTAAATATCACGTCCGAATTTCAGGCGATAAAGGCGAGGCACAGCCGCACTCGCCTTGAACGGAACTTCGATGCTGTCAATGGTAATATTTTTCTTGATAGCCATAGCTGTACCTCCTTATGAAGTTTTAGTTGCAGTTGTTTTTGCTGCCGCAAACGTCGGAATATATACTGATTTGTACCAGTTATTATAGGTGGTTTCGTCCGTATTTTCACAGGTTTTTGACTTCACCAGACCGTCAGGAAGTGCGGAAGCTTTGAGGGACAGCGTTTCTGTCTTGACCTCTGTACTTTCCTCAGTGGTGGAAGATTCTGTTTTCGGACGACTTGCCGAGCAGCAGTAAAGCACATGGCGGATTTTATTTTTATCGCCCGAAAATTCAAACAGCAATGCAAACTGCGCCGTTTCAGCGTCGTTACGTTCCACAAGCACGCCCTTTGTATCCTGAATTTCACCAAGGATTTCCGTTGCAAAATCGGTGGTGATAAGTGCAATTTCAAGGTCACCGGTGTAGCCGGCGTTGTTGTTGATGACGTAGTAAACGGTGTTATCAGCATAAAACGACTCATTTTCGCCGTTGGCATCAATGCTCAGCGATACAGCACCGGGAATCCTCACAGGCGTTGCAAATGTCGGAACGCCGTCATCAGACCAGCTTGTGATTTTCGCCCAGTGTACCTTGTTAAGACCAAACTTGACCTTGTTCTTTTTCAGAGCCATAATCAAACCTCCATTTCATAAAGGATTTCGTAGAGTTCTTCACTCTCTATCCATGTTTCAATTTTGTTGTAAAAAAGATGATGATGCTTTAGAACGGCTTCAATTTCTGCCTCTGTTTCGGGAGATTTTTCATCCGTGTATAACTCAATATCCAGCTTCTTAAAACTGTGATACATAATGTTGTCTGCACTGAAAGTGTTTTCTCCCGGTGACAGAAAAATCAGAAAAGGAGGCTTAGGACTTTCGCCCTCCGAAAAGTGATGATAAGCGAAAGGCAGTCCCATTTCCTGCATCATTTCGTTGATTTCTTCGTAGTTCATGACAGCTCCTTTGTGATAAGTGATTCCAATAAATCTTCTCCGTTTTCTTCGGCAGGAGCGATGTGCGGACGGCCTGCAACCCTTCCACCGTTTCGTTTGGCGTGACCGTGTTCCAATAAGTGTGCGATTTGATAGCGGTTCTTGGAATGCACGGCAATTTGCAGACTGTGACTATTCTCCGTGACTTTTTTCGTTGCCCAGCTTTTAGCATAAGCACCGGTATCTTTGGGAGCATTTTCAGAAATCTCTTTTTTGACAGAAGTGGCAGTCTTGCGGACTGCTTTTTTCATTGCAGTATCCGCAAGCTCGGAATACTCACGCAAACCATCCATTACAAGGTCTGCCAAATCATCAATAGAACTCATTTTCCGCACCTGCCTTTCTTGCTGTTGCAGTGATTTTCAAATAGTCACGATACTCAAAATTCGGCGAAATACCGGTAATATCATAAATCACACCACGAAAAGAAATGCGGTTTGCAGTCGTTGAAATTCCCATCGTCATTGTGTTTTGCCGAATCATAAACTGCAAAGTCTGCACCTCTTTTGTAGTGCCGTTATCGGAGTTTTCCGCCGAATTTTTCACGGAAACAGAAGCCCAGCAGGAGAATGCCTCGTCCCACTGAGCCTTGTGATTGCCGATATTATCGATTTTTGTGCTATGCTCTAGAATCGTAATACGCTGATTCAGTTTCCCGATTTCCATCAAATCACTCCTTCACGCTGTGCGAATAAAATGGAACGCTAAGAAAGCGTCAGCTTGTGAAAATCCGCTGTATTTCGGTTTTCGTATAGATAAGATACTGTGAACAGCATCGCCGTTCTGGTGGTATCTTCGTTTCTCTCAAACTTCTCCTCACTCATGCGTCCCACATCCATGCACAGCTTTTTCGCAGTCATAAGCAAATCGGAAATCAGCTTGTCATCCTCACAGCCATCGACACGGAGATAATTTTTTGCTTCATGCAGTGTTACCATAAAATTACGCCTTTTTGATCGTCAGAGTTTTGACTGCTTCCGGCAGGATAAGCTTACCGTCCACACGCTGACTTGCAAGGAATCCTACCTGACCATTCATTGCGAAAAGTTCGTTCAATCTCTTAAGGGAACGTCCCTGACGGTCAGCTATCCAATAGTACGAGAAGTCGCCGAAGGCAAGTGCCTTAGCACCTGCCGCAACAGCCGGAGCGTAAACGGAAGTGACATATGGACGGTTCAAAATCGTATCTGGAATACCGTCTGAAACGCTGGGCTGCCAAATATAGTTCCCGTTGGAATCCTTGATTTTACGCAAGATTTTGATAGTCTGCTCGTTGAGAATCCACACTGCCTTTTTACGATACGGAGATTTCAGAGAGTAGAAAACTTCGATCATATCGTCAAATGTGATGTTTGCTGTTGAAGTCGTTGCACCATTTTCAGCACCGCCTGTCGCAGCGAAAATTCCGGTAGGCTTGCCCTTACCATCGCCGACAAGAAATGCTTCTTCTTCCTTAGCACCGATTCTTCTGCCAAATTCCTTAGCGATATAGGAAGGAAGGTCAAAAACAGAATCGTTAAGCAGTTCCTCTGAAATCTTGATAGCCGTGCCGACCTTGTAAGCAGAGAGGGAAATCTGACCGAAAGCGTCATCGGAAAGGCTGTAACTTGACTCTTCTTCAAGCCATGCGGCCTCGCCTTTCTGTGTGATAATTGGGATTTTTCTGTCACCGGAAGAGGTCTTGATTACTGTTGCAAGCGGACGGAAAATATTCTCTTCCTCAAGAGATTCAATGAGCCTTTTTTCAAACTCATCAGGGCAAAGATAACCGCCCTCGGAATCTTCGCCAATTTGAAGATCATTGCGAATATCCACATAATTTCTGTTGCGGACATTGTTCCAGAAAGCGGTCTTGTACTCATTACTTGCAATGCCCGTTTTCTCCGAAATTTCGGGATTTGCAGGCTTTCCAAGAATCGGATTGGAAGTAGGCGCATTCATCTGTGCAGCCAGCTTTTCCTGACGCTCCAAACGGTCAATTTCCTTTCCAAGAGCAACAATTTCAGCTTCCATTTTGTCATAAACAGCAGAATCTTCCTCAGAAAGCAGACCGCTGTCATTACGCTTGGAATCAAGGAAATTTCTCGCCTCGTCCCATGCCTTTGCTCTTTTTTCTCTCAGTTCCTGAATAGTCATAATATCGTCCTCCTTAGTGTTTCAGCAGTGAAAGTCGCTTTTCTAATTGATTTATGGGAACACCTGACGGTGCCAAAATGGATATTTTTTGCATCAGCGATGCAGTTGTAGTTGCAGGAGAATACAGCATAGATTCTGGATTTTTCTGTGGCTTATCGGGATTTTTTTCATCTTCATTTGGAGTATTGCCCTCTGCATTTTCATCAGTATCATCTTCCTCCGGCTCATCGGTTTCAGGCTCTTTTTTGGAAAACAAAATGCCGTCCACAAAGCCAAGCTGCAATGCTTTTTTCGCATTCAGCCAAGTTTCATCAGACATCATTTTGGCAATCTTGGCACGGCTGAGATGCGTTTTCTGCTCATATGCGTTGATTATGGATTCCTTAACTTCCTCCAAAAGTTCAATCGCTTTTTCCATGTCGGACTTGTTGCCGGATGCTAAACACGCAGGATCATGCACCATCAGCATTCCGGTTGGTGAAATCAAAGTTTCATCACCAGCCATTGCCACGACTGATGCAGCGGATGCGGCAAGAGCGTCGATTTTTACTGTGATTCTGCCCTTATGATTTCTGAGCATGGTGTATATCTGACTTGCGGCGAACACATCGCCTCCCGGACTACAGAGCCAAACTGTCAGATTTCCGGGATGTTTTGAAAGTTCATCCTTAAAAATTTTTGGTGTGATCTCGTAGAGTAGGAAAGTATCGCCTTGCTATGTTTCCATAGCAGGTTTATACAGACCCCTCACCGAACCGTGCTTACCCCTCTCGGAGTACACGGCTCTCCATTGTTATATAAAATAAATTCAACTCATTGATTATGAATTTTGTGGTGACAATTTCTGCATAATACCAGTGTTTTTCGCCTTTTGGCTATCATTGAACGTTCCCAATCGTTTTTACCTTTCAAGTCTTTCACTTTATGAACGTGATGAATTTCATAGTATTCTGCATTTGTGTCCCCACACAGTTCGCAAACCTTTGCTTTTAAGCGTTCTTCAAGTGTGTTTCTTGAATAGCCATATATTACGGCTGCGTTTGAGATATTGTCCGTACCGTCTTTTGAGTCTTTGCAATCAGAATATTTAGCAAAATAACAGCGTTTTTTACCGCTTTTAGTTTCGTATGGGATTCCCCATCCACCTTTTCCGTCTTTAAATTTTGCTATTATCTTGGAAATCTTGGTATTATGCTTTGCCGCCAGTGTTTTCAGACAGCTATATTCCATTAGATAAGCAAAATAACGCAATTGGCAGTAGTTACTTGCTAAATTATAATAATTGCAGATTCCTCTCAGCTCTGAATTGTAGGTTGATATGATTTCAAGGTCTGACATGTGTATCATATAACTGCGGTGAGTAGGAAACAGAGTGCCGTCCTTTTTTTGAAAGATGACACCTTTATCAAACATGAAACGATTGATTTTTTCCTTTAACGGAATTAAAAGTTCAACCTTATTATTCAATGTTCTCAATGAAACTCCGCCATTTTTGCTTTTAATTTGGGCATTTCTTCTTACACTGATGTCGTAACCTAAAAATCTTGCGTGACTGCTGCTGTGAGTAATCAGCGTTTTTTCATCACTGAGTTGCATTTTAAGCACTTCTCTGATGAATTGTGATAGCTTCTTTTTTATTTCCATGCATTCTTCACGGCTTCCATTTACTGATAGAATAAAATCATCAGCATAACGAATATATTGTATTTTTTTGTCTGTCTGTGATTTGCATGGGGTTTTAAGCTGAACACTGCGGACTGCTTTCAGGTTTTTAATCAGCTGTTTTTTTCGCTCATAATCCTGTGGGTCGCACTCTCTGATTGCTTTTCGTGCTTTTTCTGTCTGATATTTTGCTTTTCGGTATTCGGGAGTATACTTTTCTTTGCTCGGTTTATCAAATTCCTCTTTTAGATTTTCTACAAACTTATCCAGTTCATGCAGATAGATATTTGCTAGTATGGGAGAAATGATTCCTCCCTGCGGTGTACCGCTGTATGTTCTGTGATATATCCAGTCTTCAAGATAGCCTGCTTTCAGAAATTGTTGAATAAGCTGTATCTGAATTGTACCCCGAAAAGTGGACACGGAGAAATAGAAAAGTCCAAAATAATGGACATCTCATTTTACAAGAGGTCA